CTCGCTTTGGCTGGTTCTGTAGATTGGGATCACTACTACTCAATCTACCAGTAGCAGTTACACACTGGTTGAAGTTGGCGTGTAACAGACCAGTAGACCGTGTACCTCTCTGTATACCAGCAACAAAGCTATCTAAGTAGGTCGTTACAGCATTCAATCTACTACTTTTAGTAAGAAACTCTACTGCAATATCTCTACCGCTATTCTCTGCTTGTTGTATAAGTACTTTAAGAGTGTTCTTATCTGTCTTAAACCCATTGATACTTGCGTATGCGGGACTTCTAGGGATCATCTTCAATCCCGCTGTCTCACCAGTGGGGCTATATATAGCACCTACACCTGAACAGGTCTTACACTTAGTACGGTTCTTATAAGCTTCACCCTCAACCAAGTATTTCTTACCCAGCTTGGTGACTGTCTTCTTCTTATACTTCTGTGTACTACCTATCCCATTGCAATCCATGCACTGTATAGCCATCGTCTTCTGTACGATCTTAGTGGTTGACCTTACAGCATCAGAGAACTCTTTGTTATTCATGAGGGGGGGTCTTAGAGACTTACCCGCAGCATTTGTCCCTATATTAAAGGTCTGTCGATGAGCATCCCGATTAACTACCTCACGGGAGTAAACCACCTTGGTCATATCAGCGCCACTATTCAAATTAATAGGCGTATCACCCATTACTTCTTCGACTATCTCTTCAAGTCTAGTCGTAAGCTGTATTTTCTCTTGTTCAAACTGGCGCTCAACCTCTTCAAGAACATCAAGTGAGATATATGTCCCATTACTCTCTATCTCCACTAAGAACATCAGCATTTCATTCATCAAGTCTACTACTGGAACAAGAGATGCATTCTCTTCTTTCTGGAAGTCAGACTGTTGAGATAAGTATAGCTCACCTGTGGTCTTTACATCGGCTTCTGCGTATTCAACCATGATATCTAGGGGCATTTCAGAGAAGTCTACGCCTTCCTTGAACATATCATCCACTAGGTCACCCTTCTTCTGGTTAACCAGCTTACGCCGTAAGGCACTCTCTTTGAGGGAGATAACCCTACGCTGACCCTTGGACAGTATGTATTCTCCGATCATAGTGCAGTATACTTTATCAGGGATGGTAAACCCCATAGACAACAGCCACAGGACATCAAACTTGGCATTGTGGCACACAAGAAGATCAGCCTTACGTAGGCTTTCTGCTAGAAACGTGTGATCCGCAGTCACATAGTCAACAGACTGTTCGAGTAATGTATGAAATAGGATATCATTGGTAACACTTACGTTACCATCCTCTAGGAAGCCGTAGTGTGCAGACACACACTTATTAAATGGGTTGAAAGGACTATTATCTTTACGCCCTTCTACTCTTTGTACTGTGGTTTCTAGGTCTAGTATCAATATATTCAAAACGGGGGTTCTCCATTGGTATCTAGTTGGGGCATTCTGTACTCATAGGTTCGTTGTACCAAAGGCTCTGGGTCATGCTTTGGCTGTAACTCAACGACACCATTCTGTTCGAGCCAGTTAGATAGGCTACTAGGAACATTCACAGTATCAAACGACATAGCGGCTTATTTCTGGTTCGATGTTACACATAATAGTGCCATGAAAGCCTGACAGCTTATTCTTCATGACCGTTAAGAAGCGGCTATTGTCGGGGCCATCTTCTTCACCGCTGTTTAATTTGCCAATACCTATTATCAGGTCAGCTTCAGCAGCTTTGCCTACACGACTACCTTCCATCATAGTCATAGTAAGCCGTGTGCGGTTCTCTGCTTCAGCAGAAGCTTGGGATACACCTATAACAGCACAGTCATACTTCTTAGCAGTCTCACGCAGTCTGCGGTATAGCTCCCTTAAGCGTTCATGTCCGGCATTAAACTGACCAGCCACAGCTAACTTGTCGGCTTGGTCTAATATTACCAAATCTGGCTTTATCTTCTGAATGTAGGCTTCCATCTTCTGGACATCCCACTCTTGTATGTCCTTCATGATCAAGCTGTCTTTAATACCAGAGTATCGGGACAGTGCAGCCACTGGATCAAACTCTATCTCTTCGCGGTTTAAGCCTGTGTATGATTGTATAGCGCGTAGCTTAGTACGCTTGGTGCTTTCTTCATTACCTAAGTATAATACCTTAGCACCTTGCTCACAGAAGCCATTAGGTGCAGCACATAAGCTAACAATGAATGCTGATTTACCTGTTTCTGGGCAAGCAAACACAACAGCAAACTCGCCAGCACCAACGCCATAGACATTACGGCTAAGGGTTTCGATGTTAAATTTCCAACGGTTCTCATCAGAGGTTACAGCCAGAAGCTCATAGATATCATCTGTGGTAGGATCACCAAAGTCATCAGGCATGTAGCCCTCAGCTACACGATCCAGTAATCTATTCAGATCATCCATAGCAGAGATTTCACCCTCAGACATCTTGATGCCTAAGTTAGCTACATCTAAGCCTACGTTCTGACGCCATAGGTTTTCAATAACATCTTTAGCAATGTCAGGGTGTATATCCTCTGCACTACTTATAGCGTGTATAGTGTCTTCTATATCATCGGACCATGATTTGGTTGACGTAGGGTTGTTAGCCTTCCAAAAAGCAAACATTTCTAAAGGGGTTATATCTTGAGCAAACTTCTCATGTGATCCAATTATAGTCTCGTATACCTCTTTCAATGTATCTTCAAAAAGTGACGCCCTTAGCTTAGTTTTATTCTGTTCATAGAACTCATACTTTAAGCAGTTCTTCAGTAGTGATTTATCCATAGTTAATCCTGACAGTTGGCACTTAATAGAGAGGTATCTATAACACCATACGGAAATAAAAAAAAGCCCCTCATTTACTGAAGGGCTAATTAATTTTTAACTATGTGTTGGTAGAACTATTAGTTCTGTCTGAACTTCATCTTCTTGATGTCAGGGGCGCTATCACCCCTACGTTCACGCATTTCAATCTGGTAATGTACGACACGCTTGTTGCCCGTTACCAAATTCTTTATGGCTGCTTCTAACTTATTCTCTTCTTCAGCGGCAGACTTAAATCCACCTTCGATATCATAATCGATTAAACAAATCGCTCTTGCTTTCATTGGTATATTCCTTGTGTATAAATTTTATTGATTTTAATATAGCAAGGACTTTAGGGTGCATTAGTTGTATTACACCAAGATGAAACACGCACACCATAAAAACCATAAGCTGTTCGTGGCATAATATTTTTGATAGCCGTTTCACACATTATGCGTTGCCCTGTAATAGGTGGTTTATTTGTTCAGTATTCATGTGCTTTAAATCCACATTAGTTAATCTTACTTTAAGGCTTCTATCTACACACCTTATCTGAGCAATAGACTTAAGAGATGCATCTTTGTCAAGTACTAAATACATTTCATGGAATTTATTAAGTGTTTTCTTTATGCCACTAGTCACAGTAGTACCCAGCAATGCTACCCCCACTAGACCGTCTAGTCTACTGACAGAACATGCGGATGGAGTGTCTTCTACTAACACAGCAATGTCTCCTGTACCCACATGTATACCGTCAGGCAACTCGCCATAAGATAGCCACTTAGGTCCGAACTTTCTGAGTGATCTACCTACTGCACCATTATTACCATAGAATAACACTCTGTCCTCTGCCGGAGCATAACGTATATTGATGAGTTTATTCTTGTAAGCCTCAACACTATTAACACTATGCAAGTATTCCATTGCGGGTGGATGGTTATCCACAGAAGTAGTTATACTAGGTATTGGTTTAACAGGCTTATTCTTGGTAGGGGCTGTATTATTGAGATAATCTCTAACAGCCTTTTGATTACGTCTACCAGAGTATGCTCCTTTAGCTTCACATGATGCTCTGTAACAGTACCATAGTATTTTACCACCGGACTTTGATACAGCTAACTTCTTAGGGCCGTAACAAAAGGGGCAGGTTACTACTACTGTTTCACCTTCATGTACTGGTATAGTTTGTACTATCTTTAATTGCTGTGCATAGGTCATGGTATAGTCCTAGTTCTGGTAATGCACCCTATCGGGCGCATCCGAAGGATACAGGGTTAGTTGGTATAGTCAACACTTAATTAGAGGTTATTAATAACAATTACTGATAACAGTCATTATGCTATGTTAGCTGTAAGTCCTTGATTTAATGAGTTGACTGTTAATCAATTGGTCGTAGGTTCGACCCCTACCGTCGGAGCCATGTACTTGATTTCATTGGTTATTGTTTGTAATTTGTTGCCACATTGTCATTGCACTTTTGGTTATTGCACAGTGACAATGTGACAATAGTTCTATTAAGATTCTACCTTCGCAAGACCTTTCTTAATTAGGTCAACGAATCCTAGAGAGAATATTTGCCCGAATACTTCAGAGCTACACTCAATTTGAACAGTAGCAGAGCCATCTTCATGCTCTTCTATCTCTACTATCTTGATGGGTTGTACTACATCTTTCATGCCGCTTTCTCCTTGGCTCTCTGCCGTTCTTCATCTGTCATAGGACGTATGCGTGGGTGGTTTGTACCCATTAGGGCAGACCAGCTTACAGGAAACAGCGTGTACATATGTTCACTGATCTTTTCTGCTATGATACGGCTCTCGTACTGGGTATCCGGCGTACAACGAAGATTACACATCTTAGCTACTGCTTTAACTGTGCCGCTCCATATCCATGAACTCATAGTGGACTGAGGTAGTACCATCCTAGCCTGTTCAGGGCATACGCCGTTATCTATCATGCGGGTATATAGTTGTAGAGTATCCTCATATATGTATTGAGTATATTCACTAACTCCACACTCAGTTTCCTCATGCCATACAGGATGCCCTTCTATACTTAATTCAGTGTCCAAATCACTCCAGTACAGTGTGTCTACACTTTCATTGCTACTGCCTTGCTTCTTATCTTCAGACTTACCACGCCAAGTATCTGGCATGTAGAACTCAGGCTTACTATCTATATATCTACGAGATATTTCGTTCCACGGCATATACTCATGTTTCTTAAGCTGCCCCATCACAAAGAGTGGTGCGCTACACCTGAAGGTAACAAAAGTATGGTTGAATGGGCTGTAGTGCTTATTGTCAGCCAAGTACTTGATAAGCTTCTTATCACTATCATGCACAACAGGGACCATAGGACCATCCCCAATACCCGTATGCCCCAGAGCCTCAGACTTTTTGTCGAAGGATACTCTAGCCGCATTGACTACTGAAATATCAGAGCCAGAATGTTCAACGTAATCTACAGTTAATTGTTCAATACCCATTACAGTATCCTTTCGTATGTCTTTTTAGTCCTAGCAGACTGCCACTTAGCTCCTACTAACATTGAGCAAAGGCGAGGATAGGGCAGAGTGTTGCCCATACCAGCCAACCTCTCTACATTCTCCATTCCTTCGTCATATACTAAGAAGACTTTATATTTTGTTTCATGCCCGTGATGTGTGTACCTATCGGTAAAGCATTTCATTCAGAGTAATCCTCGTTTACGCATTGCATTTTCAGCTTCTATGTTCCCATGCTTGGCATATACTACCAGCATCTGGGGGTTGCGATGTCCGGTTAAAGACATCAGTTCTCTGTCCGTACAACCAGCACGACTTGCATGGGTAGTACCTGTACGGCGCAGATCGTTCAGCCAAATGTTAGTAAGTTTACCAGTAGCATTATCAAATGACGTAGGTAGCTTGTAACCTTTGGCTAATCTTCTAAAAGACTTCACTGCCCGATCACTGGTGTATGGCTTGCCTGTACTTTCCTCACGCAATACATAGTTGTCCCTGTTACTACGGGTATGTAGCTCCAGACGTTTACGAACAGATGGGGTCAGAGATATAGACATCTTAGCCCCCGTCTTCTGTTGGGTAAAATTACAGTGACCAGCATCTAGATCGAAGTTGTCCCACGTAAGTAAGCGCACATCTACCACACGCTGACAGAACTCATACAGTAGGGTGATCATAGTACCCATACTCTGTCGCCCCTGTTCATCACAGAAGTCTATCATGCCCTGTATATGCTCTTCGGGCCACAAAACCTCTCTGTCAGGCAGCTTTGGTAATTTAAGTAGAGAGAATGGGTTAGTCTTAACGCTATCAGAGCGCAGTGCTTCCATCCAAACCAGCTTTAATACCTTCACAGTGTGGTTAGCCTTATGTGTAGAGACATCATTCTGTATGTGTTGCCATAGGTTTTGCACGTATTTGTAGTTTACGTTTGACACATTCATTTTAGAGAAGGGTACAGCACTAACGTGTATAGATGAGGCGTAGCGAAGGTGGCTAAGGTAGGAACGCCTAGTCTCATCCTTCTTAATGTTCCTATAGGCATTAGATTGTTTGTATGCCTGAACAATAGCCTCAACAGAACGCTCGTCCACGTTTATATCATCATGGTTGCCAGACTTCCAAGCCTCAAACTTACGCTTAATCTCGTAGCCACGGGCATTGGCGTCCGTTTTGTTCTCATAGGTTTCAAAGGTTAGCTCTGGGAATGCTCCCAGAACTTGCTTAGTAGGTCTAACACCGTAGACCATGCGGTTGCCCCGCATTCGGGGTCTTACATATGGAGCCTTACCCATCTATCATGGCCTTTATGTAGTCTTGCCAAGGCAGAGTATAGCTAATGTCATGATACTGGCAGTATCCTATGGCAGCATACATAGTCTTGGCATCTGTACTGTCATCTATCTCTGCATAGATACCATCTTCACGCATTTCTAACGTGAGCCAGTACTCTTCACCATCGTGCCAGTGTAGTTTAGTGGCTTCATCAGTGGTGCTACAGTGCATTTGACCAATAACCTCAGTCAAACCACCAATAGCCCATATGAACTTGCTGAATACTTCATCTTTAGTCATGAGTATCTCCTAACAGTTGATGGAACGTAGATTGTTAATGAGGTAGCTGATGTTAATCTCATACCCATCAGTATTAAGAGTGTAGACTGCGTACAGCGCGTCTACTACTTCCTGTATTTTAGCAATGATATCGGTTTGAGTAAGCTCATGCTCATACCCAAAGTTCAATGGGATAGCAGTAATCAACTGGTTCCAATGCTTGTACTTAGTACAGTCCTTGTTTGCGGGGTCTACTTTAGCCCAGCGACTTTCGTATACGTATACCACGGCATCATCGTGATCCCAGACTTTTACTTTGTGTGTCTTAGTTTGTATCATAGTTTGTATCCTAGTTGGTTAACTGGGACCACTATGAACAACACTTAGTAAGGTGTCAACATAAAAGTTAACAGGTTGCTTTTACCCTGCGCGACTACCTATTAAAGCACTGATTAACAACGAACAGTTAGCAGCAACTCCCACCCATACTCATGCAAATATGGCTCTGAAGGCATGGAAACGGCCTTCTCAAGCCTGTCAGAGTACACCACCGTGTGGTCTACACCTGTTTCTCTACATGCAGCCACTGCATCGGCTGTAGCGTTAATTATTTCATTGGCGGTTCTGATATCTATACTGTGCTTCAACAACTACGTACTCCTATAACTAATTTCATTTTGATACTTTGATAACATACACCCCCTAATTGAAAGGTCAAGATTAGATTTACTAGGCGCTAAACTAGAAACTTTTACCCTGCGCGACTACTACATTTAGTACCCCCTCTATAAATTCATACTACAAACATGCTGTGTATATACACACAGACATACGCACACGAAAAAATTTTAAAAAATCG